TGGACTCTTAGTTGTAGATTTAAACAAAATAGTTCCAGAACATCATACTCGAAAAGACTATCTCTAAATAGAAATGAGTTCGAGATGGATCAGACCCCTTTACAGGGGTCTTTTTTATTGCTATAATATGTCCAAATGATTTTTTATTATGAGTGAAGATTTCACTAGGATTGCAAATGCCCTAGAAAGAATTGCTGGAGCATTGGAGCACCTACATATTGAAAAGATAGATCATGCTCATATAGATGATATAGGTGAGATACATGGTGATGTAATAACCCATCCTAAACAATTTTAATTATGTCTGAACAACAGAAACTAAAGTTTACCATTAGACAAGACGGTCATGTAACCGAAGAAGCTACTGGTTTTACTTCTCATCAATGTGTAGAACTTACTAAACAGATAGAGGAGAAACTTGGAACTTTAGAAACCCGTCAATTTAAACCCGAATTCTATTCTAACAATGTCGCACTTCAGCACAATCAAAACCAAGATCAAAAACAAACCACAGTTGATTGAAGCACTAGAACTTTTGCAGTATGATGTTCAAGAAGATCAAGAATTAATTAATCCTCTTGATCATCAACATGAAAAGGTAAAGGTTGATGTTTCCATAGGTGATGATATTGGATTTCGTTTGAATAATAATGGTGAATATGAATTAGTAGCAGATATACAAACTTGGAAAGACCCTGTTCCACCAGCAAGATTTCTTGACAAAGTTACACAACAGTATGCTAGAATGACTGTACATAACACAGTGAAGGAAATGGGATTCCAAGTTGAAGAGGAGTGGGAAATGGATGATAACTCCATAGAATTAACAGTTACACGTTGGACTTAAATTATGACTATTAAATTGGCTCTCCTTAAATCAGGGGAGGATGTTATTACTGACATGACTGAAATGTGTGTTGGTGAAGAAGAAAATAGAAGAGTCATTGGGTATTATTTTGATAGACCTTGTGTTGTTAAAATGAGGAATCCTCAACAACAACCACAAACTGATGCTAATACTCAGAAGGCAGGATTTGAGGTATCTCTTTTTCCTTGGATGCCATTATCTGCTGATAAAAAGATTCCTGTCACTGCTGATTGGTTAATTACTATGGTTGAACCAACAGCAAAATTAAAAGAAATGTACATTGAGGATGTAGTAAATGGACCAAACAGTAAAGATAATTCACTTAACAACAAATCAGATTCTGATAAGTGAAATAATGGAGGTTGCTCCGATGGATATAGGAGCACCAGATTGTAAGATGGTTAATCCATTTACAATTAAAGATGATCAAACTCTAGAACCTTGGTTGCTTTCTGTGACTAAGGATGATATATTCATGATTAGTTCTGACAAGATACTTACTCTTGCAGATCCAACCCCAACCTTACTTGAAAAATACCTAGACCTTACTAAATGAAATTCTATACCAATGTTCAACTAATCGGTAACCAGTTTTTGGTTCGTGGAGTTGAGAATGGGAAAAGATATGAGCATAGGGATGAGTTTTTCCCTACGTTATTTGTCAAATCTAAAGGAAAGGCTAAATATAAAACGTTGAGTGGAGAACCAGTTGAACCAATTAATCCAGGCACAGTTAGGGACTGTCGTGACTTCTATAAGAGATATGAAGATGTTGAGGGATTTGAGATATATGGGAATGATCGGTATATTTACCAATATATTTCAGACAAATACCCAGATGATGAAATCAAGTTTGACATATCTCAGATTAAACTTGTTACTCTGGATATTGAGGTTGCGTCTGAGCAAGGTTTCCCAGACGTTGAATCTTGCTCTGAAGAGATCTTGGCAATCTCAATACAGGATTACACAACTAAGCAGATCATTACTTGGGGTAGCAAACCCTTTAAGAATAATAGGAAAGATGTAACATACCATCATTGCCCCACTGAGCATCAACTTTTATCATCATTCATTAATTATTGGATGGAAGATGTTCCTGATGTTATTACTGGGTGGAACATACAACTTTATGATATTCCATATATTGCTAGACGCATTCAACGTGTTCTAGGTGAAAAGTTGATGAAGAGACTTTCTCCTTGGGGACTTGTATCAGAGGGAGAAACTTATATTAAAGGTCGTAGACATATAACTTTTGATGTTGGTGGTGTTTGCCAGTTAGATTATCTTGATCTATACAAGAAGTTTACATACAAGGCACAAGAGTCTTATCGTTTGGATTATATTGCACAGGTAGAACTGGGTCAGAAGAAACTAGACCACAGTGAGTTTGATACTTTTAAGGACTTCTACACAAAGGGTTGGCAGAAGTACATTGAGTATAATATAATTGACGTTGAACTTGTTGATCGTCTTGAGGGTAAGATGAAGCTTATTGAGCTTGCTCTTACTATGGCATATGAGGCCAAGGTTAATTATAATGATGTGTTCTATCAGGTAAGAATGTGGGACACTATCATTTATAACTACTTAAAGAGAAGGAACATAGTTATTCCTCCCAAGAATAGATCAGCAAAAAATGAAAAATACGCAGGAGCTTATGTCAAGGAACCGATTCCAGGAAAGTATGATTGGGTGGTTAGTTTTGACCTTAATAGCCTCTACCCTCATCTTATTATGCAGTACAATATCTCACCAGAGACCATCAGGGAGACTAGACATCCCAGTGCGAGCGTTGAGAGGATCTTAAACGAAGAGATAACAGACTTTAATCCTGAGTATGCAACATGTGCAAATGGAGCACAGTATAGGAAGGATGTTCGTGGATTCTTACCAGAGTTGATGGATAAGATGTATGGTGATAGAGTGGTGTTTAAGAAGAAGATGCTTGAGGCAAAACAAGAGTATGAAAAGAATCCATCAGTCGCACTTACCAAAGAGATTGCTAGGTGTAACAATATACAGATGGCAAAGAAGATTGCCCTTAATAGTGCTTATGGTGCTATCGGCAATCAGTACTTTCGCTATTACAAACTTGCTAATGCAGAAGCCATTACTTTGTCTGGCCAAGTATCCATACGTTGGATAGAAAATAAAATGAACGCAAAGGTCAATAAGATCTTAAAAACTGAGAATGTTGATTATGTTATTGCTTCGGATACTGATTCCATCTACCTTAATCTTGGTCCTTTGGTTGACCGTGTATACGAGGGAAGAGAGAAAACTAATGAAGGCGTTGTTGGGTTCCTTAACAAGGTGTGTGAAACTGAATTTGAACCTTTTATTGAGGGTTCTTATGAAGCGTTGGCCAACTACGTAAGTGCCTATGATCAGAAGATGCAGATGAAGAGGGAGAACATTGCTGAACGTGGTATATGGACTGCCAAGAAAAGATATATTCTAAACGTATGGGATAGTGAGGGTGTTCGATATGAAGAACCTAAGTTAAAGATGATGGGTATTGAAGCAGTTAAGTCTTCTACTCCTGCACCTTGTCGCACTATGATTAAGGATGCACTCAAGATCATGATGAATGGAACAGAAGATGAAGTTATTGACTTTATTGAGAAGTCTCGCAAGGACTTTAAGAAACTTCCACCAGAGGATATATCATTTCCACGTTCTGCATCTGATGTGGAAAAATACAAAGCACATGCTACAATATATGCAAAAGGAACTCCCATACATATACGTGGTGCATTATTATATAACCACTATGTTAAAAAACATAAGTTAGATAATAAGTACTCTCTCATTCAGAATGGTGAGAAGATCAAGTTCTGTTATCTGAAAAAACCTAATATTATTCATGAGAATATTATTTCCTTTATTCAGGATTTCCCTCATGAAATTGGTCTTGACAGATACATTGACTACGATCTACAATTTAACAAATCTTTCTTAGAACCACTCAAAATCATTCTTGATGCGATTGGTTGGAATGTAGAAAAAACCGTAACCCTAGAAGACTTTTTTACTTAAATGGATTTACCTATTAACGACAAAGAACTTGCCACAATTATTAAAGCATTGACTTTAGGTGGTGATACTTCGTTATATCAGAAACTTAAATTAGTAAAGGAGACAAGAGATGAAAATCCTGGTGGTCCTTACAAGAAAATTCTTCGTGAATCTCACGGGATGGTTATTTAATGGCAGCACTTGTTATTGCTCTTCCCGAAGAAGCTGAAGGGATACAAGGGTATAAAATTTACTTGAGTGGATGTGGTAAAGTGAATGCTACCATTGCTACAATGAAAGCAATTAATGATGGACATAAGGTTATTATTAATTTTGGTTCAGCAGGTTCTGTGAGTGATATCACAGGACTTGTTGAGGTAACAGGGTATGTTGATAGAGACATGGATGCAAGAGCATTAAAGTGTGAGCTTGGACAAACACCCTTTGAGGATGGTATACTAATAGGGGAACAAGGTATAGTATGTGGAAGTGGAGACAAATTCGCAACATCTAAACCAGAAATTGCTTGTGATATTGTAGACATGGAAGCATATGCTATTGCTAAAACTTGTCTCAAAGAAAAAGTTACTTTCAGAAGTTTTAAGTATATTTCTGATAGTGCTGATGAAAACTCAGCAAATGATTGGGAAGAAAATGTCCATAAGGGCAATACACTTTTCCAAACAATGCTCTACCGTGCAGGACTTAATTAATG